TATATGGAATAAAAATTAACCCTACATCCTACATTAAACCCCTTAAATGGTATCCTATTTCATTTTTAATGATGTAGGGACTTTTTGTCCCTACATTCTGCTCTCTTTCATTTTCTAATTAACAGGTAAAATTTTAACAAAAATATGACAAAAAATAAATAACTAATTCTAATATATATAATTAGTTTAAGAATTATAAATAATCTAAGATAAATTATATGAGTTATAAAAACGATTATAATTTTGGTAAGGAACAAGAAGAGAAAATAATAGATATACTAGAGGATAAATTTAAAGATAATCTTAAACACGTTACTAATAAATATTCTAAATATGATTATGAAGGAGATACATATAAATATGAATTAAAAAGCCGTAATTGTAGATTACTATCTTATCCTACGACACTTTTACCAGCTGATAAAATTCTTAAAAATGAAAAACAAATATTTATTTTTAATTTTACAGATAAAATAGGATATATAAAATATAATAAGAAACAATTTAATAAATATGAAAAAAAACCTTTTATTAGAAACTGGAGAGTTGGAGGTCATATAACATTAAAAAATTATTATTATATTCCTGTAAAAGATTTAAAAATAATATATAATGTATAATATATGAGTAAATTTATTCGTAGAGAAAGCCCGCAAGATATAATATTATTTTGTAATTTCTTAATTGAGCGTAAAACTTCTCCAAATTCAATTAAACTATTTGATTATTTATTATTTTTAAATGATTACCTTTTAAAAGATATGTCGGATAAAAATATAAAAGAATATTCAAAGGAATATAAAAGATATACTAATTATATAAAATCCAAACTAATAAAGAATGTAATAAAGAATGAATGTTCAGATTCAGAAGATACTGAAGAATCTGAAGATTCGGATAAAAATATAATTATTCAATAAATTCTAAATCTTCTAAATAATTTTTAGAAGTAAGATAATTTTTTAATACATCTACATTAATTAAATAATAAATACCTTTTGTTTTTCTTATTTTTTTAACAAAATCATATTTAGAAATTAATAATGAGAACTTTTTATTATTAATTTGATAGTTAAACCCATTTTCATTAATAAAATCAATCATTTTAATATATAGGTCATTTGCTTTAATTTCTATATTATTTTTATTAATGTATTTATCATATAAATAAATGAAGAAATCAATAATAATTGGTCTATTTAATGTTTGAATATCTCTATAATATTCTGTAATAGGTCTATTATTTTGAAAATCATAATTAGTAATATCTAAATTCATTAAATAATTATAAAATTCATAATCGTATTTTTTACTTTTCATTTCTTCAACAAGTGGATTAAAATAATTAGCATTTTGTGCATTTCTGTCGCCTATATCTAAAAGAACAAACCGTCTATCTGTTTGAGATATATTTAAAACATTAAAATTATTAGTGATAAAAATAAAACCAGTATTATTAGTAATATTAAAAGGGTCTAATCCTTTTTGTTGAATTTTTAAAGTTTCACCAACTATAGAATCTTTAATTTCTTCTGTATATTTAAAAGCTTTAGAATCTAACTCATTAATAACAATTAATATTTTATCTCTTAATTGACTATTAAATTTACCAAATATATTATCAAGTTGTTGAATAGAATTATAATATTTCATTCCTATTATGTTTTTACCGAACCAATCAAAAAATATATTTTTACCTGTTCCTTCTACACCTTTTATTACAATTGAAGTATAATTTTGAACCTTTGATGGTGCTTGAACTCTTAAAGCTAACCATTTTAACATATAATTAAAAATTTTATCATCTCTGCAACTTAAATTATATAAATGTTCCCATATTCTAGATTCTTTTAAATTACCTGTAATTAAAGGTTCTTTATGTTCAATTTCAAAACCTGTAAATGTATTAAATATTTTATTAGATGGATTACTTCTAGGTAAAAAGTCTAATTTATTATAGGTAGGTATATCTTTATCTTTTAACCATAAATTAATAAAACTCTTACTTTTAGTTTTATCTTTTGTTTTAACTGTAATATTAAGATTTTCAAAAGTATCCTTAAAAGTAGCTCTTTTATTAATAACAATTTCACCATCTAAAGGATAACAATAACATAATGGATTTAATATTTTAAAAGCTTTAAAATCATTTTTAACATTGTCATATGTATTATTATTAATATCTTCCTCAATAAAATCAACAAAATGATATTTATTATACCATTTATTATATAAAGTAGGATGATCAATTTTAGCCCAAAATCTAATACTTCCAAGGGTTACTCCATCATCTTTATTTTTGAAACTATCCCAGTATTTTTTAACATCACTAAAGCCATTATATTTAGGTGAATCTTTAGACCAATCATTAAATACTCCTAATAAATCTTCATTAGTATTTTTAAGAGCTAGACCAACTAAAGACCATTCTTTAAAGTTATCTTTTCTAAAATTAGTTAAGATATTTAATAAATCAAGTATTTCATTATCTACAATTTTATATTCTTTTTTATGTTCTTTTTTAATTATTTCTTTCTCTCTTTTATCATAAAATAATTTATCTAATACAGTAGGAAAATCAGGTATTTTATCCCAATCAATAATTGTATTATTTTCTTCTGCTATTATATCAGTTATAATATCAATATTCAAAGTATTAAATTTAATAATTTTTGAATATGTTTTTTTAATTTTAAACCAGTAATGATTTTTATAATTTAAATTTAATTTTACATTTCCAAAGGATTTTGTTTTAAATACTTTTATATTTAATTTCTTAAATACATAATTCATAACTTCATCAGCTCTTTTATCATCTGTATCAATAACAATAAATTTATTTTCAATATTAATAAATAATCCGTCTCCTTCACCCTTATCATTTAATACTTTTAAAGAATCATTAAAATTAAATTGTTTATATCCACTTTTTAAAGGTTGATATTTAGGGGTTTTAGTAGAGTTATAATTTACAGGTACAAATCCTAAAGAATTATTCTGACAAAATGAAATTAAGCTATTTGTGTTCATATATATTATTATAGATAATTTATTTTTCTTTAAACGAATTATACATTAAAGAAAAATATAAAATAATATATTCCTAATTTTCAGCAGGTTTTATAAATTTAGATGCAAACTGACAAAATTTACTTTTTTTATGTGAACTTAAACCACTTTTCCGTACAAATTTACCACAAATTGTACATTCTGTTTTAGTTAGTAATTTATCTTTATTTTTTTCATAATATGTTTGATTATATTTTTGTTGATTATAATAATATTCTTTATCTCCAATAGTTTTTTTATTAGGGGTGTTTTCACTATAATTTAATGGCATATATATACTATACAGTAGATATTAATATTTTCTTAAACCTTTTTTAATAAAATAAAAATTACCTAATGAAGTGTTATATCTAAATCATTAGTATCCCACCGATATATTTTTAATAAAGCAGATTCATTTGTTAAACCTCCAGTATTTACAATATTAACACCCACTGGGCCATTAAATGAATATTGAAAAGCACCACGAGATGTAATAACAACATCTTTAGGTAAAATTTCTCCATCTTGTAAAGTTCTACCAGTTTGACGTGTATATTCTTCTTCTATTTCAGCAACTGAAGGAAAAGTTAAAGTACGGGGTGCCGTAATATTAACAAGTATGGTTGCACCAGAAACAATATATTCAACAGGTAAAGTATAATCAGCATCAGGAGGATATAAATTAAGAGTAGGACGAGTTAAAAAATCTTTATATTTTGATTGAGTAACTAAAGACATATATATATTATTATAGATAATTTAATAATATATAAGTAATAATAGATTTTTAGATTTAATCATCAATAGTATTTTTAGCTAAATAAACTTCATTTTCAGTTAAAATAACTTGTGGAAAACTCTTAAAAACAGTTACCCATCTACTTTTAGTTTGTCTAATTTTTTTAATTTGATTTTTATCTAATCCTAAATATTCATTTAATAAATATTTTAATTGTCTATTATAATTAGCTGGGAAAAATGTAATAGTATGACACTCATTAAGAACTGTTTTTAAATCTTTACCTACCATATTATGATTAGTAATTAAACAAGTAATATTTTTATGTCTTCCACCTTGTAATATTTCATCTCTTAAATGATCCACTTCATCCCGTAATTTTTTAGGTTTAATAATATCTGTATCATCAAAAATAACTAAACTATCTTTAAAATCTTCTAATTGTAAAGGGTCTACAACTAAATTATCACCTATTTTTATTCGTAAGGGTTTTATAGAATCTAAACTTTCATCTTCTGTAATTCTACTAAATAAATAAATATCTTTTTTTTTCTTTTTATGTTGCTGTTGAAATTCATTAATAAATTTTCTACACCAAGTAGATTTACCACTTCCACTAGCTCCTGTTATATAATGACAATCTCTATTTTTTGTATTATCTGGTATAGGGTGAAACTTCATTTTAGGGTCCAATTCCATATTAACCATTCCCATTTCATTATCTTCATATGGTAAAACATATAATATTTGATTATTAAGTTTTCCATCACCCTTAATTTTAGCAATAGGTCTAGCACCTGAAACATTTAATAATGTCAAGCTCATTTATTACTTTATTATAGATATTTTTTAATATTTATTCTATTATATTTAATATATTTATTAATATTATCATTTATTAACTTAGTAAAATCCTTAATTATCTTTTCTAAACTATTAATTTTATTATTCAAGCTTTTAATTTTTGTTATTTTATCAAGTTCATCAAAATAAGAATTTGAAAACTTAAATTCATATATATTACCTAATCGTTGTTTTAAAATTTGAATATAATTATTAATATTATCTTTATTTTTTTGTAGTTTCTTTTTATTACCCTTATTTATTAAATCAATAACATTTTCTAAATCACCTGTAGTTTTATATAATAAACCAATATTAGAATTAAAAACATTAATTAACTTATCAACTAATTTATATTGTTTAGTAATTTTAGCAATTGAAAATAAACGTTTTAAGCTTTTCATTTTTTTATTATCTTCCCAATAATTTTTAATATCTTCTTTAATACCAGATAATACCTTAGATCCAACCTCTGATTTCTCATTACCTATATAAAATTCATACATATTTGACATTTCAATAAATTCATTATCTATTAAAGCTAATATATCAATTTTAATAACTGAATTATATGTTGTAATGGCTTCAATAAATGATATTTTTCTATTATTTGATAATTTCTTAATACCTGCTGTTATATCTTTTAAAGTCCATCTTAAAGTATAAATTTTACGAGTATATTCTTTTAAATCATCTAAATTATTAATTTTTTTAATATTATTATATTCTTCATTTGTTAAAAATTGTTTTTTTTTATTATAAAATAATTTAATATGTTTGATACTATTTAATGTTTGATATAATTCTGGATCAAATCCAGCTTTAAAATCCATAAAAAATATTTTGTTATTATTTTCTAATTTTGATATTATTTGCTTAAAATAGTATGGTATTTTATCTTTTGCTTCTTTTAGTGATTTATATTTAATTTTACTAAATAAATCATAATCAGAACTATATAAAGAACTTTTTAAAGCTGCTGACCCTAAAATGGAAGGTTTAAAATTATTAAATGTAATTAATTCAATATTTTTATTTACTGTAAATTTATAACTATTATCAGGCCTTTTTTCTAATAAATACATATAATAATTATTAGAAAATAAATTAAAATTCTCTTCTTCTTAAACTATAAATATCAACTCCTTTTTCATTATGTAATCTTAGAGGACTAAACCGATCATATGGCTTACCTTGACCTTCTAGTTCATCTTCTTCATCTGTATCATCTTCAAGTGTATCTTCATCATCTTCATCATCTTCATCATCTTCATCATCTTCAACATCTTCATCATATTCATCATCTTCATCATCTTCATCATCTTCATCTAATTTATCTTTACCTTTTATATTTTTATTTTTAAATGGAGAAATAACTCTTTTAAATTCTGCATTTTTTAAATTTATCTTAATATCTTCAAATAGATTTACAATAGAACTTAACATTTTAATTTCCTTAATTAATTTTTCTTTTCTATCATATCCTTCTTTTGATTCAATTATTTTAGCTCCTGTTTCTATATTTTCAATTAATGCTTCAATTTGAGGAAAGACATCTGATTTATCAATTAAAGGAAATATATTTTCAAGATATTGTGTAGCTGTGTATCTTTGTTTAATATAATCAATAAAACCATTATATTTTTTAATAAATGGTGCTAAATCACTAAGTAATAAATTGGTTTTATATTTATTATCTGAAAATTCATTAATAACTAATGTTGTTTCTTCATTAACTTTAACTAATATTTCAATAAGTTCATCTATATATATATTAATTTTAGTTTCTGTTTCAAAATCTTTTAATTTTTTAGGTTTAATATCATCAATAAAATATTTAATTTGTTTATAATAATTACTTAATATATCTTTTTTAGCTCTTTCTTCTTCATCTACTGCTTCTTGATTTAATCTACTAAGTGCTTTTAATCTTGGCATATATATATAATTAGATAAAATATTTTAATAATTAATATTTAATATTATGTTCTTTAATATATTTACTAGCTTGACCTAAATTTAAGCCTTTTTCTTTCATTAATTTAGATATTAACATACCCCTATTTTTTCTTTTATTTGTTGTGGTTGTTGTTGATTTCTTACCATATCCTCGTTTACTACCTGTAATAAAACTATTAATAGCTTTATCTTTTCTTAATTGTCTATAAATATCAAAAGCGGTACTTTCAGCTTCAGCACCCTTTATTATTTGATTACCAATATCAAGAGCTATATCTGTTATTTTTTGTACAGCATCAGGTAATATTTTTTTACCAATATCCTTTAAAACACCTAAAATAGGACCAGCTATATTTTTTCCAAAATCAGTAATACCAAATAAAATATCAGATTCTTCAGGTTTTTTTTCCCAAGAATCAATATTACCCATTAATGATATTCTCTGTTGTTTATTTAATTGTTGCATAATTTGATTTTTTATTTCATTAGTTAATAATTCTTTTTGTCCTTCAGGAGTTTTGTAAAATTGTTCTTTATCTTTTGAAAGTTTAGAAGCTATTTTTTTATCTTTTGTAAATTCCTTATTTGATTTAGTTATTTTAGTTCGTTGTTTTTTTGAAGGTCCTTTAGTTAATAAATCACTCATATCATTAAAATATTCTTCTAAATTAGGATTATTTAAAGCTTCTAATATTGATTCTTTTAAATCTTCTTTTTTATTTTTTTTAAGTAAATCAGTTAATGTATCGGGATTTCTTAAAGTTTCAATATCATTATTCATAAGTAGTTTTTGAATTTCATTTCTAACTTTTCTATCTACTAAGTTTAATTCATTTTCATCATTTTTTGAGCCTCCTTTAAGTGTAGGTATTTTATTATACATAGTGTCATTAGGATATCCCCCAGATGTACGGTGTGTGTTTGAAACACCATACTTATGTAAAATACTTAAATCAGGATCACTATATATATTTTCAGCTTTATCTCTATAAAGTTTATTCAATCTATTATATAACATATAAAAAAGGTTAGATTAAATTTTTTATATATTAAATTTCTAATATTTTAAATTGTTTTCAGTTATATATTTACTAGCTTGACCAAGTGATAAGCCTTTTTCTTTCATTAATTTAGATACTAAAGCACCTCGTGATTTAGCTTTAGAATTTGTTTTTTTAACTTTATTATCTTTATTATCTTCAATAACTGGCTCATATTTAACACCGCCTAATAAATCTTTTATTCTATTTTTTTCACTTAAAAGTTTTTTATTTTTAGTTTTTTCACTTTTACTTATTTTCACTGGTTTTTTAGTCTTATTACTTTCTTTTTTATATTCTATTTTATCAGCCGGACTTTCTATTTTATCTTCTAAACTTTCTTTTATATCTTCATACATTCCCTTACCTTTAATATTATCTTGTCTCATTTTACCAACTGACATTTCCATATATGGCATTTTATCTAAATAATCAACTTGATTTTGAATAAATTTAGAATATATATTAGATATTTTTCTACCGTTATCGTCATTATACATATAATTAATAATAGATAATTAATAATTATAAAATAATATTTTGATTTTTACTTTCACTTTTAGTAATGTTTTTTTCTAAAATTTCTTTAATTTTTTTAATTTGTTCTTGAGTTAATTCTTCATTTAACTCTTTTTCAACACTACCAAAATCTAATGTTATTTTATCACCATTATCATTTTCAATATAACATTTTGATTTTCTTAATCTTCTTATTAATTTCCATAATAACATTAAACCAGAAAGTGTACAAGAAATTATAATAGCAATAATTTCAGCTTCCATATATATATATTAATTTAGAAAAATTATTTTTATACTATATGATTTGACATTTTATTAGAACCAAAAGCCATACCTCCACCATTTCCATATCCTAGAGTACTTGCCAGTTGACCAGCAGCTTTGGCCCGTGGGTCTGAGCTTTTACGGAGCATATCAGCACCAAATGACAGTAATTTAGGAGCATTAGCCTTTAACATATCAAAAGCTCCAGGATAAAATCCACCAGTCATACGTCTCATATGAGTATAAGTAGTTTTATTATTTGATTCACTAGCATCTAACACATCTTGTTTAGTAAGAATAGCAGTATATGTTGCACTTGTTCCCCGTTCACATACAAATAAGCCGGAGTTCATAGTAATAGTAACAAGTTCATATTGAGAAGGTGAAGCAAGAGGTGCTAGAGTGTTATTTTCTACTTCTATATTATATTGAAGTTGGAATTGACCTAATGAAGAAGGAGCATAATAAGGTTCAGATAGAGGAATATCTTTAGCGAAATCTAAAACAAGATAACTACCAGAAGTAGGCACAAGAGAAGGAGCACCCGCAGTGTATGAATTGGCCTGACCTCTGAATTCCTGCCAGGTTTGATTAGAACCAGCTTTTACTGACATTTTCCATAAATCAATATCTTGAGCACCAGAAAGTAAACCAGATACATTATTAAAGTTAATAGAAATACCTTTAATTCTTAATGAATGATCAGAAACAGTAAAATCAGAACCAGATTCTTTACGACGGAGGAATATAATTAATTTATCTGGTACTTGGTTAAGTTGCATACTTTGAGATTCAATACGTCTACTTCCACCCTCTATTAAACCGCCTAATTCAGAAGCATCTTTAATATAACGAGGTAACTCATAATAAGGAACAATATTTTTAGGAGCTAAAAGAACTGAAGGAGGAGCAGTTAAGAAAGTAAAATGCAATTTAGAATCAGTTACATTTTGTAATGAAACAACAACATTTCCAACTGCATTATTAACACCTCTTACTACTCTCTCTACTGAACCAATATTAAAAATCATATTCATATTTTGAATACCATAGAACCCTTGATTTTCTTTAGAAGGATCACTAAAAATAAACGGACTCATAAGTAAGGGTTCATAGGTTCTAAAAGTAATATCTACTTGTTGAGGTGTTACACCATCGCCGGGGATAGGTGATAAACCGGTTAAATTATCAATAATACTTACTAATTCAAAAGCACCACGAGGCATTAAATCATTATCACTAGCATTATTATATGAACCATTAGGATTATTGCTTGTATCAACGGCATCTTCATAATTTAAATAAGTATCATAAGCAACTGGTGCACTGCCATTATAACGAGATAAAAACCGTCTATCTTGAAGACGAATTAAAGCGGGTAAAACATCTTTAATATTCATAGATACTGAGTTATTATTAATAGTAGCTGTCATAGTTGTAAATGATTGATGGATAGGAAAAGGGGCTAAAGCATTACCATTACCATAATCAAAAAGATATTCACCGTTATTAGGTGTACCTGCCATTCTTACAGTATAAACTGAAGAAAGTTGAACTTCACGATCTATAATAGTTAATTCAGAAGGTACTTGAATATTAAAAGTCATTTGAGAAGTTGAATCTGATATAGATTTAAAAGTAGCTTCAACTTTTGATTGAGCTCCTTTAAAAACAGCAAAATCAACATCAGTTTTGACATTAAGACGGTCATCTAAAACACATATTTTACGAAAATCTGTGGACATTTGTATATAATTATAGAAAGAAAATATATTTTTTAAAACAATTAATTTATTTCAAAAAATCTAAGTTTTTTACATATTTAAAAGGTTTTTTTTCTAAATAATATTTTCATACTTGCTGAACATCCACTAGCCAATTTAAAGGGATGTAAACCGCCGTATTTATCTTTCCAAAAACATTGTACTTGAATGCCCTTTATTGGATTATGACCCATTAAATCAATTAATCTATATTCTGCTGTTGGAGCATATGAAACTGTAGGTTTGGTTTCTGTTCCACTTTTTAAAGGAATAATTAAATCAGTTAAAGTATTAGATATTTCCGCATTATTACCCCCTAAGCTTGATGGATCTATTTCACTATTAAATACTATTGACTGTGACACTTGCTCAGGAACAATTGGAACTAATGAAGCACTAAAAACAATAGCACTTACAGGATTCCATAATGGAGTTGTTGGATATTCCCCATATGATTGTAAATAATTAATACCATTTACATTATAAATATTACCCTTATTAATATTTCTAATTGTCATTAAATGATTTTTACCATTTGACATATCCCCGCCTTTTTGACTCTTACCTTCTAAAGAACTAAATAAAGTAAAAAGAGCACCATTAAAATAAATTTCTATTTTATTAGGATTTGCTTCATCAAAAAAACCTTCTTCACCATTTAATATTACATTTCCTGTTGTTGGATTTATTTCTAAAAATGGATCATTTACTCCCGCAGGTACTAAAGGTTCATTAATTTTTAAGCTTGCCAGTGCATCAGTAAAACCCTTATTTACCATCTTAATAAAATGCTGGAAATTATTTACATAATAATATTCGCTTTTTAAATCTTGTTTTTGTGAAGGGGGTGATGGTGCTGGTTCAAATGGATTTTGTGATTCAAATATTATTTTAGTTAAATCTGATTCTACACCGGTTGGTGCCCATTTTAAAGTTATTGAATATACTAATACATTAGGATCATTTTGATTTAATTGAACTTGTGGAATAAATAAAGGTAATGTAGGAGTATCCACATTAAAACGTACTACACTTAAATAATAATCTTCGGCATTATTAATTAGTGGATTATTACGGGTTTCATTAAAGCTTAAATTTTTAGCTTCTCCATTACCTGTTGTATCATTATTAACCATATTTAAATCAAAAAAATTATGTGTTGGTTCTATTATATAATTTGAATTAATAGGTTCATTATTAGTTCCTGTCATATCTAAAGAAAAACGGCTCATATAATGAGTAATAGAAAAAAAGTTTATTTATCTTAATTTATTAATTTTTAAATAAAATAATATTATACATAAAATATAATAAATTACAAATATTGAAAAATTAACTTTTTTTATTAGATTTTTTATTAGATTTTTACTTTAAAAGGGTTAATATGTAATATATATGTAAAAATAACGTTATTTTTACATATAAGTAAAAATCTAATAAAAAATCTTAAGGTTTAATTATGTAAAGTTAGATTTTTAAATTTATTTACTTAATTTAAGGTTTAAAGAAATATAATAATCTATATTATTATATATATATGTTTAATAAATGCTATGTTACTAATGATAACTTTAATTGTCTGGTAAATAAAATTAAAAAAAAAATTGTTAATTCAAAAGCTTTTTTAGAGGAGCCTATTTTAGGAATAACAAAAGAAGATAAAATATTTTTAAGAAGATATTACAATTCATTAAAGTTAGTTGATGTATTAAATAAAAATGTTAATAAAAAAAATAAAACACTAAAAGAAGTTATAACTATATCTAATTCAATAATTAATCAAGAATATAAAAATATGTTTGAAATTGTCAAAAAATATAATGATGAGGATGATGATGATAATTATTATATAATTAAAGTTCTTGATAAAGCATTAATAAATAAAATTAACGACTTCAATTTCATAGCAAGAAATATTTATTGTGTTAATTGTCCCGAAAATTTCTTATCAAAAAGTGATATTTATATGTTGAACACAGAACATAAACTTTTATTATTATGTAAAAAATTAAAAGAAAAAAAATTAACTATTTCAGAAGCATATAAAAAAAATATCATTAATGCTAAGGAATATCATATATGTAATTCAGAGCTAACATATAATAATGATAAAGATGAAACAGGTTATTTACGTCATTTATATAATTCAAATGATTCAAATGATTCAAATGATTCAATTAATTCGGATAATCATTATTATTACACAAAACTATTAGAAAAAATAATGAGAAAAAAAAAAAAGAGAGCTAATATAATTAAAAAATATGGCGATAATAAATTAAATTGGCCGGATAATTTATATCATTTTTACTTGTTAGATAGAAAAGAAGAGTTTAAAAGATTTTAAGTTTCATATATTAATTAAAAATATACTTTAAACTTTTATTTAATAAAATTTAAGTTTAAAGAAATATAATAATCTATGGTATTATATATATAATGGCCTTCCAAATAACCGATCTTATTCCAATAACTATTAAACATATTCAAAAAAAAGATAATTTTGATTTTGATTTTTTTTATGATTCAATAAAATGTATAGATTTATCTGATGATAATTTTAATGAACCAATTGATCAAGTAATATGGCCGAAATCATTAACAACTTTAATTTTTTCAGTTAATTTTAATAAACCAATTAATAAAGTAAAATGGCCAGAATCTCTAACTACTTTAACTTTTGGTGATAATTTTAATCAACCAGTAGAATATGTAAGATGGCCTGATTCATTAGTCACTTTAAATTTTGGAGGGGATTTTAATCAACCACTAGATAATGTAAAATGGCCTAAATCACTAAAAAAATTATATATAGATGAAGAGTATGATTATCCACTTGACTTTTTACCAGAAACATTAGAAATACTAGAAATAGATATAGAAAATTATAGCGAAGTTTTATGTGAATCACTTCAAAACTTGCCACCAAAAACTGAATTAATAATACGTTAAATTAATTTAAACTTTTATTTAATAAAATTTAAGTTTAAAGAATTAAAAAAATATGTATATATATAATGTCTAATCAAAAAGTAAAAATTAATATAAAAGATGTTGCCTGGGCTTCTTTAAATTGTAATGTCTGTCATAATTTAGTGGATGACACTAATCTTTTTCATAACAACTACAACAGAATTAACAAAATTCGGTATGATTATTTTAATCAGCCACTTGATAATATAAAATGGCCTAGATCATTAACTAATTTAGCTTTTGGATATGGTTTTAATCAGCCACTTGAAAATGTAAAATGGCCTAAATCATTATATGAAATAAATTTTGGTGGTGATTTTAATCAGCCACTTGAAAATGTAAAATGGCCTAAATCATTAAAAAAAATAATTTTTAGTAATGATTTTAATCAACCACTTAAAAATGTAAAATGGCCTAAATCATTAATAGAAATAATTTTTGGTGATAATTTTGATCAACCACTTGAAAATGTAAAGTGGCCTAAATCATTAAAAGTAATAATTTTTGGTGATGATTTTAATCAACCATTAGAAAGAGTTATTTTTCCTGATTCATTAGAAAATTTAATGTTCCGAAGTTATTCATTATTTAATCAACCACTTGATAATGTAAAATGGCCTAATTCACTAAAAGAAATAAGTTTTGGCGATGAATTTAATCAACCACTTGATAATGTAAAATGGCCTAAATCATTAAAAGAAATAAGGTTTGGTGATGAATTTAATCAACCACTTGAAAATGTAAAATGGCCTAAATCATTAAAAGTAATAATTTTTGGTGATGATTTTAATCAACCATTAGAAAGAGTTATTTTTCCTGATTCATTAGAAAACTTATTATTCCAGAGCAATTCATTATTTAATTACCCACTAGATAATATAAAATGGCCTAAATCATTAAAGATATTATATATTCCTAAACATTATGATCACCCTCTAGATTTTCTGCCTGATACCTTAATAAAATTAGATATTGATTGTAATAATAACAGTATACATTTATGGGAAACATTAGAAAAAAACTTACCGTCTAAAACTATATTATTTTATAAATAATATATACTTTAATAAAAAAATCTAAGTATAATTATATGGTAAAAATACAGGAAATAACACAAAAATTTAAAGATAAGGGATTATCTGAATCATCTATTTCAAACTATTTAAAGAATTTAAAAAGATTAAATAATAATAATGATTTAAATGATTTAAAGTTTTTAGAGAATACAGAAGATATATTAAAGAAACTAGAAAAATATAAGCCTAATACTAAAAGAAGTTATTTAATAGCTATAGTATCAACATTAAAAGTATTAGAGCCTAAAAGTAAATTATTTAAATTTTATTATGATCAAATGATACAAATAGCACAAACAATTAAAAAAGATGATACCAGTGAATTATCAAACTCACAAAAAAAGAATTGGTTAGATTGGAAAGAAATAAAAGAAATATTTGAAAAATTAAAAGATAAAGTATTTAGTTTTTCAAAAAGAGGGAAATTACAAAGGAAACAATATGAAGATTTATTAAATTTAGTTGTAACAGCTTTATATATATGTCAAGAACCCCGACGAAATTTAGATTATCAAATTTTATATAAAACAAAAAATTATAAATCTTTTTTTACAGATACTCATAATTATATAACAGCAAATTATTTTATTTTTAATAGATATAAAACAGATAAGAAATATGGAACACAAAAAATATTAATTAATGATGAATTGAAGCCTATATTAGATTTATATTATAAACATTCAGGCCAGCCAAAAGTTAAACCAGAAATATTTTTAGTTGATTATGATAAAAAACCATTAGATAAAATTAATTCAATAACTAGAATATTAAATTCCGTATTTGGTAAGAATATTGGTTCTTCTTTATTAAGACATATTTACTTAACTCATAAATATGGTGATAAATTAAAGGAACAAAAAGAATCAGCAAATAATATGGCTCATTCATTAAAAACACAAAAAGAATATATAAAAGATCCTACAGATACTGAAGAATTAAAAAATAATAAATTATATAAAAAATTAAAAGTAAATTTTGATTAATTATTTTTATCTATTTTATTTTATATGGAGAATAAAATAAATAAAATTAAAGAATATCCTCTTGGTGATAATGAAATTAAAAAATATCTACCTACAGTTCCAGTTATGAAATATTCTAAACTGTCTAATTATAAAACTATTGAAGAATTACTACCAGAAAATAAAACTTATTGTATATTATTATATGAATGGTCCCCTAATGTTGGACACTGGGTTGCTTTATTAAGATATAATGATCAATATGAATATTTTGATAGTTACGGAAATAAATTAGATGACCCTTTAAACTGGGTAGATCTAGGAATAAGAAAAGAACTGGATCAAAATATACCTTATTTAACTAATTTATTAAAAGGTAAGAAAATACTAGTTAATAAAATAAAATATCAAAAAGAAGACCCAGAAATTGCTACTTGTGGTAGATGGTGTATTTTTAGAATATTATCTAATAAAAATGAAGATTTAAATTTAAAAGAGTTTCATACATTTTTTAAAAAAATAAAGAAAGATTTATTAAACAATAATAAAAATGATAATATAATATCTATTATTATTAGTTTATTATAATATTATATAAAATCAAATAACTAATTTCAAATAATACAACTCGTATGATATATCTTAGTGCTCAATTAAGATATATCAATATTATTATTATTTCTTTATATATAAATATTACCAAAGAATATTTATACTTAAATTATTAGGAGATAATTTATTATCTTTCCAATCTCCTTTTATTTTAAGAGCTCTAGCTCTATATAATCGTCTTCTTTCTTTTGCTGTTCCTTTAGGTTCTTTACCTTTTACTTCTAAAAAATTATAAATAATAAAATCATTATTTAAATTACTTCCAAAATGAACTCCGTCATATTCTAGTTTTTTATATTTTTGATTACTAAATTTTAATTTATTTCTATCTAATTTATATTTTTCAATTCTATCTCTTGCTAATTTTAAGTATATTGAAGGAGGAAAATTTATTTTAATTAATCTTTTTTCAAATGGTGTTTTGTTTTTATTTTTATTTTTCTTATTCTTAATACCGCCAATTATACAATTTATTTTATCTTTTAAATTATTATTCATATTAATTTAAATTATATTAAATTTTTTTCTATATATATATATAATATATGTCGTGGAATATTGCACTCAGGCTTCAAGATATAGAAAATGAGATTAATCAGAAAATATCAAATCCATATAATCAAAATATGGTTTTTGATGAAAATGTTAAAGTTAGTAAAGACTTAAATGTTACAGATAATGTTATTGTTGGTGATACTGTTACAACAAATGATCTTATTACAAATAATAATTTAAATGTTAGCGGTATTACTACTACAACAAATCTTAAGTGTAATGGAACTTTAAGAAATAATATAAGTTCTTCATCTAGTGATATTATTTTTTCAGGTGGTGCAGATCTAAAAAATTCTTTTGAGCTTCAATTTGGTGATACAACTAATCAGCAATTTTCATCTTATCAAATATTACTTGGTTTTAATAATAGTTCTAATTTTGGTCATTTTTTAACTACTTCACATAATGGAGGAACTCCCACAGGTAATAATATTAAGTTTTATACTTCTAATGGAAATACTCAATCATATTTTCCAGGTTCAGCAATTAAAGCATTAACTATTGAAAATGGAAGTATTGAAGTTGAACAAAATATTACAGCTAAAAATTCTATAACAACAGAAGATTTAAAAGTAAATCAAGTTATGGTTAATAAAGGTAGAATATGGACAGGTGTAAATACAGGACCTAATTTAGTATGGACCGAAACAGATGGTAATTCTATTATATTATCTGAACTATCACAAACAGGTACAGATTATGTATATAGATTACCTACTGACCCAGTATATGATGGTATGATATTTTTAGCTACAAATAATGTAGATGGTCCAGGTAATCCAGCTTTAAAAATAAGAATTGGAAATGAACCAGACGATTTAATAGTATTAGGACCTAAAGGTAGTGCTAATGCTATTAGTGCTATATTTTTAAAGGGTAATGGAACTTGGTATGTTATAAGTCAAAAAAACTAAATTATATACTTTTTAAATAAATTAAAATATTTATCCTCTATTAATTTATCTCTACAAACTGGACAAGTTGATTTATTACCTTTAATAACCCATAATTTAATACCTTTATATTTAAATTTATGATTACATAAACCTTTAAATATTATATTATTTTTTTTAAAGGTATCTAATGTGATAGTACACATTTCTTCTGAATCTTGTGATTGAATTAAAAAATATGTTTTTTTTATTATATCAATACATTCTTTTATTTGTAAATTTAATTCTTTTAATTTTATATTTAAATTATTTAATCTTATTTTTTGATTATTATCTAATGGTATTTTCATTTTATTTATTATCACAGGAACTAGTAAATTTTGATTATACATAATTTGAGATTTTATATTAAACATACTATTATGATAATTATTAACAGTATCGTTTTTTAGTTGTTTATTTATATTATTTGAATATTCTAATGATTTTTTTAATTCTTTTATTATTTTATCATTATGTTTATAATATTGACTAAGTAATTTTTTTGTTATTGTATGTTCTTTTTTTAAAAAGTTTATATCATTTTTTATATGTGATATCTCATTATCTAAAAGTTCTAAAGTCATAAAATTATCCATTTATTAAACTAATTGATATTTTTTTATTCAAATCATTATAATATTCTAACACCTCATTTATTAATCTTTTTGATTTATTTCTTTCTATTCTATCATTATATATTCTTTTTTGCCATCTTTCAAATATTAATTCTGTTGGTATATATTTATCTTCTATCATATAATCACAATCTTCTATATATTTTAACTTTACATACTCATAAAAATTATCTTTTTTAATTATATAAAATAATGTTTTATTATCTTCTTTAAAAAATAATAAATATATCTCATCTCCTTCTTCTATTATATCATTACTTATAGGACAACATATATGATCACTTCCCATATATATTAAGGGTTTATTTTCACTTACTAATTTATTATATTCTTTATTTTCTATAGCTTTCTCATAAAATTTTATTATTTTTATTAAATCATAATAATATACAATCATTATTTTATTATATTCTTGTTCTTTTCTTTCTTCATTACTATCATATAATTTTAATTCATTTATAAATTCATAATTATTTATATTATTTAGATTTTCTTTTATTTCTTCAATATCATCTTTTAGTAAATAACTACTTTTTTCTGCTAATTTAAACCATTCAGTAGGTATTTTAAAATTTAGATTCATATATATAAATATAGATTTTATTTTAGTCTTAAATCATATTATAATGATAATTTATTTTCTTTAATATATTTGCTGGCTTGACCTAATGATAAGTTTTTTTCTTTCATTATTTTAGCTATTAAATCACCTCGTAATTTAACTTTAGATTTAGATTTTTGTTGTATTTGTTCATTTTTATTTCTTTTTTGTATTGTATAAAAATGCGTGTGTGTACAGTTTTCAATATCATTAAGAGGACCTGTTTCTGATCCTGAAAAATAAATTACTAATTGATCATCAATATTATTTTTTATTGTATTAATTACTCTAACCATAACTTTTATATCTTTACAAGCTCTCAAGAATTTTTGAGACATTATTATTTTTATATCGGTCGTACCTATTGTTTCTTCTAAATTTTGTTCATCTAAGTTTTCTTCTTCTAGGTTTGGTTCATTTATATTTTTAATATCAAAATTATAAATTTGTGAATGATTTATTCCTGTTGCATTTGGTGAAGTTATTATATATTGTTCTTTTATATTTTCTTGTATTGTTTTAAATATATTTCCTATGATTTTATCATTTTTAATAGCTTCTTTAAATTTTTTAGATGTTATAAATTTAATATCATTTGTCATTATATATTAAAAGATTATAAAACTTCATTTTTATTAATTGATAAATTAATATCTTTTATTTTATCTCTTATTTCTTTTACATTCATTTTTTTTGTATCACCTAATGTTACCTTATAATTTTTAGGTAGATAACCTTTTAGTTTTAAATATTTAACACCTTTTATAAAAGCATTTGATAAAGCTTTTTTCCCTTTTGGTTGTGGTATTGTTAATGGACTACTAAAAGCGGGTCCTCTTTGTTTTCTTATTTTCGGTCCATCTTTAAGTTTTTGAAGTAATTCATCTTCTTTTTTTGCTTGTTTTTGAAGTTCTTTAATTTTTATTTTTTCTTGTTGTGCTCCTGTTTTAGCTTTATTTTTTTCTTGTTGTGCTCCTGTTTTAGCTTCTACTTTTAATCTTTTTAATTCACTATCTATAAAATCAATATATTCTTTTTGTGTATATTCTTTATCTCCTACTTTTATTTTATTTTGTTGTGAATCTTTTATTATTTCTTTAAAAGTTTCTTTTTGTTTTTGTTTTGTTGGTTTTTTAATTGTTGGAGGAGCTATATATTCTGTTTTATGTTTTGTTATTTTTGGTATATCTTCAATAGTATTTATTAAATTTATTTCATTTTTTATTATTTTATTTATTTCTTTTTCTGTAAGATCAGTATTAAAAGATAGTTCCTTAAAACGTCTATTTTTATATTTTGTTAAAGCTTGACTAAATTTAGATTTTTTTAATCTTTCTAGTTTAAGAGCTTTTATTTCTTCAGGATTTAATAATTTTTCTTTATCTTCCAAATTTTTTATTTTAATTTTAGTTTCTTTATATTTTAATATATCAGATAATTCATTAACTAATTCCTTATTAATAAATAATTTATCTTTATTATTTAATAAACCTTTAATCAAATTTTCTTTTGAACCTGTTAATTTAACATCTATATTGTGATATGTTATTAGTGTTTTTAGTTCTGGTTTTGTTAATTTATTAAGATTATTATATATAAAAGCTCGTTTTTTTATTATGCTTTCTTCATTATTTAAACCACCTAATAAATTATAATATTTTATTATTATATCAGGTGTTCTAAATAAATGATTTTTGTATCGTCTTTTTAATGTTTCTATTAGCTCATCTTTAGAAAATGACAATATATTTTTTATATTATGTGATCTATATATTTCTTTTATTTGCTCTTTTGTAAATAAGTTTAAATTATTTAATATATGTTCTCTTTTATTTCTTAATTTTTCCTTTTCTGTTAATGCTGTTGGAGGCTCTATTATTTCTTTTAGAGGCTCTATTATTTCTTTTGGAGGTTCTATTATTTGTTTTGAGGGCTTTATTATTTCTTTTGGTTGAGTATCAAGTTTATCATTTATATATTTAATATTTTTATAATATTTATTTTTAAGAAGTTTCATTAAGGTTTTATTTGTTTTTAATTCTTCTAATATAAAATTAGTATTATCTTTTATTAAATTAAGAGTATCTTTATATAATGGTTCATTTATTATAGTATTTAAATTATCATATTCATTTACTTTAGTACTATTATAATTATTATCAAAAATTTTTAATTGATTAACTATTTTATCTAAGGTTCTCTTTTTCATTAAGGTTTTATCTTCATTTTCTTTTTTTAATTGTTTTTTTCTATTAAATTCCTTTTCAAACTGTTCAACCATTCTTTCCATATTAGATCTTGTTATATTGTCTTTTTCAGTGCTTGATTTTTTATTTTTTATAGATACTTCTTTATCATCACTTTTATTATAATATCCAATTATTAAATATAAATTTGCTGATATTTTAGTACCACCAAAACCAACACATCTTCCCAAATATTGACCCTGAACAAAACCGAATACATCACTAATACTAAGATTTTCTTCTCCTTCTTTTAATTCTTTAATTTCTTGTTCACTGTAAGGTACTTTATATGTATCCAGCAGTTTTTTAAGTTTTTTAACTGATAAATATTTATTCATAAATATATTATTTATTGAAAAACTTGAATTTACACTTTCATTTATAATTGATGGAGAAATAAAACATATAGATGGTTCAAATGTATCTTTTATTTTATTTAATAAATAAAGAGAATGAAATAAGAAATTTAAATAATATCTTTTATCTGTTCCATTAGTAAAAGGAGGATTAATTATTAGACAATCAAAATTTATTTTAGGAGGGTTATATTCTAAATAATCTGTATTTTTAAGATTTACATTTGGAAAGAATACACTTAAAATATTATAGAAAGGTTCATATAGTTCTAAAGCTGTTATGTTAGCTTCTTTATTTAGTAAAGTTATATAATATAACATATGACCAAGTCCTGCGGTAGGTTCAAATATATCTTGTGATTTTTTAATAGCAAATTCAAACTTATTAATACATTCTTGAGGAGTAGGGTAAAAATCATAAGCTTTTTGAGCTTGTTTAATTGTTGTGGTAAAGTTTTTAAAAAGTTTTGTTTCTTTTTCAGTTGTTAATCTTGTTAAAACTCCTTCATTTATCCCTTCTTGATATATATTTTGTATTTCTTTATCAAGTGGTGAGTATTTATTTCCTTTATAATTAATTATTTTATTTATTGTATTAATATATTTTTCTTGAATCTTTAATAATTTATCTATATTTTTATATTTTCCTTTACCTTTTAATTCTCCCTTACCTGTTAATTTGGCAAATACTGCACCTATATCTGTTATTGTTTGTGTTAATTTTTTAAAATTAGGAGGTAATTCTGCTGCTAATTCTTTTATATCTTGAAGTATAAATTCTTTTAATGTTGGAGTTAATAAATTATTTGTTTCTAATATATCCATTATAAAACGCTGACAATTAAGAGAAAAAGCTGAATATTTAAAAAAATTATTATCCCCTATATCACTACGGGTTTTTACTACTAATTGATTAATTGTAAATATTTGATTTTTTAAATTAACCTGTCTCATTTCTGTTAATTTATTTGTTGGGTATTTTTCACTTATAGTTACATCCTCCTCTTTTTCAATTACAATATATCTATCTTTATTTTTAAAATTAACTGTGGCAATTAAAGCTAAATGAAAGAATTTATCATATCCATATTTTTTTTTTAATTCATTCATTTTACCAAATGATACAGCATTCATTAGGGTATTTAATGCATTTGATAAGGGAGTTCTATAAACTGATAATCTTTTAATTGGTAAATTACCAAATTTCTTGAGTGTTCTTTTAGATATATTATTATAATCTTTTAAACGAGGGCTAAATATATCTTTTACTTTATCTATTCCTTTTTTAAAAAATTTACCTATTGAATCAAAAATTCCCGATCCTTCTAATAAATCTTTATTTTGTTCTAAAGCTTCTAATATTTCTTTTTTTGTTAGATTTTCTAAACCCTCTATTTTATATTGTTTACATAATTTAAGTAAATCATTTTTTGTAATACTTGACATATAATAAATAGTAGATTCTTTTTTTTACATTTATTTTTTATCATTTTTGTTAAAATTTTACCTGTTAATTAGAAAATGAAAGAGAGCAGAATGTAGGGACAAAAAGTCCCTACATCATTAAAAATGAAATAGGATACCATTTAAGGGGTTTAATGTA